TCATTTGCATGCTCCTTTCGAAAAACGGGTTATCCGAATCCTCGTTTTACTCCAGGGGCTTACTTGGGCCAGCCCTTCCATAGTATCTAGAGCCTCAGCATCAGCCTTGGGATTGCTGGGGTCTATCCCGTGCTCTTGTAGGAGTTGCCTTGCCTGGGCGATGGCGCTGGCCCTGGTGGGATTTCTTAGATGCTCCCATTCCTGGTCAGTCTTCTGCACCAGAGCGGCAATCTTCCTGGCTGCCTCCTTAGGGTCCTTGGTATGCAGACAGGCCTGGACAAAACGCCTACCCCCTGGTCCTTGGAGGTCCTTAGGGAAAGGACGCTTGAAGTAGTAGCTGCCCGTTGGGGTCTTACGCCAGAGGTATTTGACCGTCATGGTGATGAGGTCAGACAGGGCGATGGCAGCCATAGCTGTGTGGTACTCCTGAGGTACTCAAAGTAGTACCCACACACAGCCTGGAAAACCCTGAAACCCTTGCTGGGCTTGGCTTTGGAGTCAGTATAGACTCTTCACCTTGGTCCCGCCGACAGGAATCACAAATCTGCCGGAAACCGTTTATGGGCGCTGGATTATAGGATTGTGATATTTCAAGTGCCCCTTACGGTGCCCCGAAAATAATTTGCTGCCCGATTTGGCGGTTGGGTACACTGTATATTCATACAGTATTCGATCAACCTGCCATGGACATCATACTCGCCGCGCCATCCGTCTTCCTCGAGGCGCGGTTCTTTGCCGACGACCAGGTCGAAGAGCGACTGGCCTGCGAAGGCATCAGCGAGGCGCAAGACGGGATCACCGTCCATGGCCTCGATGTGCGCCACGTGCGCGCTTTAGGCTGGACCCCCGACTACGTCTCGTTCGAGGCCAACGGGCAAGTGCGCCGGCATCGCGTCGGCCCTTGGGTCGAGTTGCAGCCGAATGCTGTCAAGTTTTCGGTGCGGTGAGTAGGCCATGGGAAACAGCAAGTCGGCCGCGGGGTGCCAGGCGGCGCCCAACGTCCAAGCGCCCACAGTGCGGCAGGCGGCCGAGCGCTTGCTTGCCGCGCTCGATAACCTAGCGCGCGGGAGCGAAATCCCGGGTTTCGCGGGGTGGGAGAACGGTTATGGGGAGCCGGCGGGGGATGCCGTCGACGAGGCGCGGCACGAGTTGCGCGCGCTGCTTGCGCGCCCTACGGCCCTTTACCGCAGCTTCACCGACGAGGAATTCGAGCCCGAGATCTTCGAGCGCATCTGGCGATCGGATGAGGTGCAAAACGCCGGGCAGTCGTCTGGGTGGCGGGGTATCGCTGAGGCGGTATGGGCGGCGGCGCTCAGGGAGTTTAGGAGGCCTGCTCAAGGACGGCAGACGTGATGGCTGTCGAGCCAGCACCCCAGTGACTGTGAACTACAGTGCATGGTGGCAAGACCTCCATTTAGAGAGATGCGCGATCACAAGGCCACATACGACCATCGCCCACGGGTGATCCTGCAACTCGCCGCTATCACTTCAAGCCCGCGCCCCAGCCGGCCGAGGGCTTTTCTTTTGGAATTGCGTCACGCCGCTTTCAGGCGCGCCAAAACAAGCGCCCAATTTACAATATCGGACTACGTGTAACGAAGGCGACACATGTCTGACAAGCGGATCTACGAGATCGATTCCCTGCGCGGTATCGCTGCGCTCGTCGTGGTGCTGACCCACTTCCAGCCATTCTTCTGGACGAAGGTGGTGCACTGGGGATTCCTGGCCGTCGATCTGTTCTTCATCCTGAGCGGGTTCGTCCTGACTCGGACCTATGAACGCCAAGTTCTGAGCGGCTCCATCACCGCCCGGAATTTCCTGGCGCGGCGCTTCGCACGCCTCGCACCATTGCACTACCTTGCCATGGGCCTCCTTGGCATCATGGACGTTGCCTCCTGGGCCACCGGCCACGGCCACGTGTTCAACTGGTACATGCCGCTCTACTCATTCTTTCTCAATTTGCTGTTTCTCCAGAATGTCGGACTCACGAATGAGATGACTTGGAATGACGTCTCGTGGTCAATCTCGACGGAGATGGCGGTCAACCTGATATGGTTTTATGCGCTGTCGCGGCTCAGACCGACGGTGGCACTCTTCGCCGCGGCAATCGTCGCCGCCAGCCTGTTCATCTTCACCACCATGGGGCCTAACCTGGACTTCACGTTTGCCAATAAATTTGGCATCAACATTGGCCTCGTGCGCTGCATCATGGGGTTTTCGTTAGGCGTAGTCATGGCAAGGCTAATGCGCCCAGGGATCTGCACGCCATCGGCGGCAGGTCATGTTACAGCGGTAGCCGTGCTCGCCTTGATGGCATGGGTCGGATACTCCTACAGGGAGCCCGGGATGGAAGGCGCGGACTATGTGGTGGTGCTGTTCCTCTACCCAGCGTTGCTGTTCCTCGCCTTGGATAACCGCACTTTCCTGTCACCGTTCCTTCGCTGGAGGCCGCTGGTCTTCCTCGGGGACATTTCTTACTCGGTCTACCTGATGCACCCGCTAGTGGCAAAGCTCATGAGTCGGATTGCCAAGGGTCTTCAACCACCGTGGCTCGGATTGATCTCAGTTCTGATCGTGTTGGTTGTGGCCACGGCGACCTTCTATTTCTTCGAACGCCCAGCTCGCCGGTACCTGACCAAGCGCCTCACCACTGACCAAAGGCCAGAGCATCAACCAGCTCAGGACGCTAGGCAACCAGATAGCGAACGAGCGAGCTCCCCTGCCGCCGCCTCCTAAAATGACTGTGCAGGCCTCAGCGCTTCGTAGGAGAGCTGACAGGCCAGCCCTGCGACGCGGGCGCGATCGGCATATGCAGCCAGCTCTCCCGCTCGCGCGTCAGCCCGGCCGAGCACGTCGGTAAGCACATCGAGGGGAGCTCCGGCTGCCGGGCTTCTGCCGGCAACGGCGGTATTGCCGGCGGCGCGGGCAGCTGCGGCAAGCTGGGCAGCTCGCACGCGCAGCTGCTCAGCAACAGCGCCAGCGGCGCGAGCATCGGCCAGGGCTTGATCACGGTCTTTCGCTGCAGCATTGGCGATTCCTCTCTGTTCTGCGGTCCTGCGCTGTTCTTCGGTGCGCGCGGCTTCTGATGCCGCGGCTAAGGCGGCAGCCTGCCCTTCCCTCTGCTTGGCCTGAGCGGTCTGTAGCTGCTCGACCTGGCCGCCCAGGCGCCAGCCGTTGACAACCCAGCCGGACGCCACCAGCAAGGCAGCTACGAGCGCCCATCGGATAGCGCGCCACGGGATGTTGGTCGGGATCGGGATCAAGCCAGCCTCCGCTTCACGATGTGCCGCAGCTCCAACCGCCAGACGCCCCACAGCACGCCGAGGGCGACAGCGAGGTTCAAGCCGATCTCGGGCTCGCTGTGGCATGCCCAGGGGCTGACCATGTTGCCGAGCGCGGCGAAGTTGACCAGCAACAGCACGATGGCGCCGCCGGTCCGGTTGGGTACTTTTTGCGTAAGCACGGCCCAGATCGAGCCGCCCCAGATGATGGCGTTCGCCACCAGGTTGATCGTCATCAGCATGGGTCAGCTCCCCAGGGTTTTCCTGCGCAGCGCGGCGAAGATCTCCGGGATCTGCTGCATCCCGTTGTTCACGATGGCCAGGCCGAACACCGCCGCCGCGGCAACTGCGAGCATGTGCGTGTAGCTGCCGGCCACCAGGCCGAACCGCTCCACGGCAAAGCCGCCGACAAGGCAGCCGATACCCAGGCTCCCCAGAAAGGAAAGCCCGCGCTGCCACCAATTCCCCGGAATAAACCTCAAGGCAATCGCCGAGCCCAGCGCCGCTGCGCCGCCGACTTTCGCTGCAACCATCACTTCGTCGCTCATTGTTGAACCCCGTTGTCTACGCCGCCATGCAGCAGGTATTGCGCCCTGAGGGCGTCGAATCGATGCTCTTGTTGGCCGTAGCCGGCGCCAGGCAGGCTGGCCCAGATGTTCCGGCACTTGCTGACGGCGGAGGCAAGCCGGCCGGCCTGGATGTCTGGAAGCGCACCGCGTTCGCGGACCAGTTGCACTGCCCATTTGTCCTGAGACGCTGGGCCGAAGTCCGGCAGCTTCAGCAGGTCGCGGTAGTGCGCGTAGTCCTTCAGCATGTGCTGGTAGCGCCCGGCAGCATTCGAGGTCAGGCCGCGGCTGTTGATGACCTTGGACGGGCGGCCCCGCGAGAACGGATGCACCGAGAAATCAGTGAAGATCTCGGGCTTCTTGTCGATACCGGTGACGACTACGTCGTAGCCGTCGCACCTTGACGCTGGGCTGGTGCTCGTCCCTTCTGACCATGCGAGCATGTCGAGGAAGGCCCCGACGTTCTGGCCCCCAAGGACGTTTGGCGCTGTGAATGGCATTTGAAACCCCGGAAATGAAAATGCCCGCACGAGGCGGGCAAAGAAAGGCCGATCTGAGGCGGCGCTCGGCGGTTGATAAAATGGGCGCCTTCAAAAGGCTTGTGGCTTACGCTATGACACGGCAAAAATATCTTGACTATCTTCGCGCCTTCTCCGCAGTCTGCGTAATCGGCATACACACCAATGGGCCATTCTTTCTGGCGCCTAGCGTGTGGAGTCCAACCGGCATAGTTGGCGGGGTCATTGATACGACCGTCAGAGTAGGCTTGCCTCTGTTCTTCATGATCAGCGGAGCACTGCTGTTGGCCAAGCCTATCGACTCCGTGGGACACTTTTATCTTCGGCGCTTCCCCAAGATACTAATACCCTTCCTCCTGTACTCGGCTGCGTATTATGTTTATGTACATGTCCTGGTTAAGCCGTCTCCTATCAGCTTAGGCGGCTTCGCGTTGGCAGTTGTGGAAGAGCCGCAGTTTTACCATCTGTGGTTCGTATATACCCTCATCGGCATCTACTTCATCGTACCGTTCATATCGATCGCCGTAGGGCAAATGAACAACCGGATGTTATGGACAGGGCTATTTGTCTCAATGGCCCTGTTGCAACTACGGCAGCTTTCCCCTCTGGCAGGACTTCACTTCAATGGGGGTTTAGTCGCCATAGGCCCATGGCTTCTGTACTTCGTCGGGGGTTATGCCATCACCAGGCTGGATGGCAAACGATACAGAACTACGTTTCTGGGCCTGACAGCGCTAGGGTTCGTTGCGACCTTCTTCGCGCGCGCCTTGCAATTGGAGATTGGAATCTTTGATCAAGGCATCAACATGTACGCACTAACGTTCGGTGTGTTCGGCCTCTTCATGGGCGTAAAACGCTATCCTGCTGAGGGATCAATTGCCGACCGAAGCATCTCGACGATTGGAAAATTCTCCTATGAGATCTATCTCGTGCACGCTATCGTCTTGGCATACCTTCGAGACAGCGTGTTCCGGATGGGGCAAGATCACCCGATCAGGGACACATTTTTGCTGACCGCTTCCGTCCTTTTGGCGTCCCTGGCGATCGCGATGCTGGTCCAAACACTGATTACGGGACCGTGCGTGAAAGCCGTGAATCGGCTCTCTCACACCTAAGCCCTATGTGGCAGGCGGTTCGGGCATGGTCGCGCAGCCGGGGAGCAGTCATGGAATATAGCGCGTCGAGTATTCGCATTTAGAATGCTTCCCAACACAAAGAAAGCAGAATAAGTGACTAATAAGGCTATCCAATCTGTTCAGGCGATGCGAGGGATTGCAGCGCTCCTCGTTGTCCTGGGCCATTCCGTCTATCTGCTATCGTCGAACAACGATCTGACCGGGCTGCGCGATTTCTTGTCTATGGGGGGTGTAGGCGTCGATCTTTTTTTCATGATCAGCGGCTTCATCATGGTCCACACGACATGGGGCATGGCTGGAGGCCCAAGGGATTCTACGGAATTTCTACTGAAGCGCTTCGTACGCATATGGCCAGCCTATGCCTTTTGGACTGCGGCTTGGATCTGCCTGAGCCAGAACGTCGACACCCCCCCCACCTTCCGCGAGGTCGCCGAGAGTCTCTTGTTTCTGCCGGAAAAACTCGAGAAGCCGCCCTTCTATGGTTATCCGACCCTCATCGTGGGGTGGACGCTGAACTACGAGATGCTGTTCTATGGGCTCTTCGCACTCTCGATGCTATTCCGCAGACTACGGTTTCTGGTACTGACCGTCGCCTTTCTCGCGCTCGTATACGTGCTGCCGGCCCTGAAGGGCGAGTTCACCCTGTACACCAAGCGCCCACCGATCTTCGAGAGCGTCTACCTTGACTTCGCGACGAATCCGATCCTGCTTGAGTTCGCCTTCGGTGCCTTGGTGGGCATCGTCTACCGGTTCTTCCGATTCCCCACCCATATTCTCAGTGCCATCGCGTTGCTGAGCGCTGCGGCTCTTGGCTGGCAGCTGTCCTTCAAAATCGCGGCAGCGCATGGCTTCGCAGGGTCGGGTATCACGGTGGCTCCGCTTTTCTTCTCTCTGATCATGCTTGAGAAGAATGCGGTACTGCGCTCGCCGGCATGGCTCGCCTGGGTGGGTAACCTTTCCTACTCCCTCTACCTTGCGCACCTTGTAGTGATCAACGTCGTGACCGCAACTATGTTCAAACTCGGACTAGGCGATGCGACCCGGGGCTGGTCGATGGTCTTTGCTCTCGCGGCAATATCTGTGGTGGTGGCCGGAGCCTCCCAATTCCTTCTGGAGCGCCACGTCTCGAACTACTTCAAGAGGCTGCTTCTTCTTGCCATGGACCTTCCCTTCACTCGCCTGCGTCGCCCGAAGGCGGATCAGCCAGTGGTGTAACCGGCTGCGGGACAGGCAACCAAGAACTCATCTGCTCAGGCAGTGATTCATAGAACGCTCTCCAGCGCAAATCCGAAGTGAGAACGATGCCGATATTTGGGTGTAGCTCCGGATCTTGCGGCGAGGCGAAGTACGAAACGATGACTTGTTCCGTTCTGTCCGCGAATGAGATGTTGATCTCTTCCATGTCAGAACTCGTAGGCTGCAATGTAGGCGGAGAATGACGGCGTGCCGGCACTGCTGGATGCTGTGTAAAACATCTGCTGCGCCGTCAGCAGATTGAGCTGATACGGTGCGGCGGCCGACGTGATCGGGTTCAGCGTCACCATCGGCGGCGACAATGATGTTGAGGTTTGACGACGCAGAGCTTGAGCAGGCAAGCGTGCCACGCACCGAGATGGCATTCGGTGGCACCAGCGACGAGATAGAGAACGCAGTCATCGATCCGGTCACGGTGCTCGTCGTCAGTGCCGCAACCGATTGGATCGAGATCAGTCGCCCGCGCTGGAAGCCGATCTTGAACTGACTGCTCGCATTCGTTGGCCATTTGTAGCCAGCCGGCATGTTGGCGCCGCTGTACACCTCAGTTTGCACACCGATCGTCGCGTTCCTGGCGAGCAGCGCGCTTGCCCCTGTGGTCGGATTGTAGATCGCATAGAGCGCCACGTACCCGTTGACCGGCGCTGCCCCGGTGTCCATGCCGCCGGCGCCGGTCGTGACCAGGTTGATCGTCTTGCTGAAGTTCGCGAGTCGATACGAGCGCCCACCCAGCGTGTCCTCCAGCGTGATCTCATCGGCAGCGACGGTGGCCGACGCTGCCGCCGCGGTGACGGACATCCTGGCATTTCGGCTGGATCCGACAACCCCGGAGGCCTGAGCGCTTACAGCCGCCTTCAAGTTGGCGAGCAATGTCGTCGTGGTGCCGTCGTCGAGAACATCCTGACCGGTGAGGTCCGAGATGAACTGCGCCAGCACGGCAGACATGATGCTGGACTGCCGCCACACCTTGTTGAGCTGCGCGGACTGCGCCACTCCGGCGGAAAAGCCTGCCGTGCGCGCGGCCAGCCCCGAGTATGTGACCTGTGTTATGACGTTCGCCCCGGCGCCGCCGCCGAACACCAGAAAATCGTTCGTTGCCATTGATGGTCCTTACAGAGGTTTGCCCCACGCGCCGGTGTCAAAGCCGGCGATCAGATTGTTCTGGACGTCGAAGCCAAAAATAGGTGCGCCGTCCACGGATGTGACGATGGTGTAGTTGACCCGCACGCCTTCTGGCTTCAGCGGGATGTAGCCCCCGGCAAGCAGTGCCAGGAAAACTGCCGACGGCACCTTCCCGGCCACGCCGATGGTCATCGACATGTCCTGGTTGTCTTGAATGAAGACGTAGGTGTCGCCGTTGAAGATGCTGTTCAGGATGGCCGCCGACGATTCCAACGTGCCGTCCCAGTGGTTCGCGCCGATCTTGGCACGCAGCACCAGGCGGTAGGTTTCATCGTCAAGCAGCGTCAGGCCGGTGTCTGGATCGAACGGTCCTTTCCAACTGCCTTGGTCGAAGCCAACGCCTGGCGCGTCGAAAGAGAAGTAGACGCCGGTGAGCGGCGTGGCTACGCGCCGCGAGATCCCAACCCAACGCCCAACGTCGTCCAGCTGCACACCGACGGCCTGGTCGAGATCGAACCTGTCCGGCATTCCGCCCAGCAGGTTCATCAAGTCGACCATCGGCTGCGCCAGCGCCGTGACCGTCGCCATGAACTTGGGGCGCTGGTTGTGCTCGGACGTGATCAGCCCGGTGTAATCGCTCAGGTCTGCCATGTCAGGTCACATTCAGGGTGATGCTGGCCGGCGTGCAGGACGCCGCCTGGTTGAATGCCAGCGCCACGTCCGGCGTGCCCGCACCACCAGGGCCAGTCAGCGCCAGCGACGTCAGCTTGTAGGTGGTACCTCCGCCCACGCCGTTAGCGGCCGTGATCGCATCCGCCCACTCCACGCTACCAGACAAACCGCCACCGATAGACACCCCGTTGACGTAGTCGGAGATGGCCTGCTTGATCGCGTCGCCGGTCTGCGTGCTGTAGCCGGCCAGGGCCTTTACGTTGACCGTCGCCGTGATCGCAGCGTTGGACGGCCGGAAAAACCGGATGGTGATGGGCCGGCCGTAGACGTCCAGCACCACCACCGATGTCGTGCCGTAGGTGCCGGAGCCAGGCGTCTTCTTTGCCGCGATGGCGTTGGCAATGGCCGTTGCATCGCCGCCCTCCACCACCAGGGAGATCGAATGCTCCGGGATGCCGTTGGCATCGGTGGCGTCCGTGTCGTTCTCGTACGCTGCCCACCGCGTCACGCCGGGCAGGCTCGCCGCGGCGCCGATGATGCCATCAAGCACCGTCAGCGACGGCAGCGCGGTGGAGACGGTCTGTCGCTGGCGCAGAGCCGCGTCAGGCTCGACTGGCGCGCCCTCGGCGGCATCAGACGGGTTCGTCACGGTCTGCCAGCCCCGCGTCGGCGTCCCGATCTGCGTGATGCTGCCGGCCGGCGCCGACACCGCGCCGATGGTCTGGCAGGTCGCGGTCACGGTGATCTCGCCGGCGGGCGGGATGGTCACCGATGTGGGCAGTGTCCATTTCACGCCGTTGCCGTCCTTGGCAATCCCGTTCGTGATAGTCGTGCCGGCCTGGCCGACCAGCAACAGATCCACCGTCGAGTAGGACGACGCATGCCGCTTGATGCCGTTGATCTTGACGTTGCTCGACAGCGCCGCACCCTGGGCGGTCGCCGGGCTGAACGAGTTGTAGATCGCGATGGCCACCGCGTTGGCGTCGTTGATCGATGACGCGAACACCGCCAGCAGCTGGCCGTCCTGGCTGTCCGCTTCGAGGTACACGTCCGGCCCGTAGATCGATCGGTACTGCGCCTTCAGGTATTCCAGGATCTCGGCGTAGGTCGGCGCAGTGATACCGGCGGCATCGATGGTCGGTGCAGTTGTCGTGATTGCCATTACAGCGTCGCCTGCACCGTGGTGGTGCCGTAGATGGTGTTGATCGTCGCGCTCACGCTGAGCGCACGGTTCTCGGTGTCGAGGCTGCTGGAATATGCGGCCAGAGACAGCACGCCCTGCGTGCCGAGGATGCGCTGCCGGATGGCGGCGTCATGGCATTCGTCGCCTGGAGCAACCGGGAACGTCAGACTACAATTCCCGCCAGATGGGAACTGCACCGGGCAATCGACCAGCAGCGAATCGGGCTCGATTGTGGTTTCCATGGGGCCGCAGTCCAACAGCGTCGCCCTGCCCTCGGGCAAGGTGACCCAGGGCTTCCAGGCGGATCCGCGCCTGCCGTTTGTGCTGGACGCCCAGCGCTTCGCGCACCTGGACGTCAAAGAGCGCCGTTCCTTCCTGTTCGACCTGATGGGCATCAAGATCGGTACCGACCAGGTGCGCGAGCGCCTGGTGGCGCGTGGCTGTGACTCGAAGAAGGCCGAAGCCGTGCTGCCGATGGTGCGTGCCGGCTTCGAGGCAGCCGCCAAGGAAGCGCAGATGAAGGCCACCGCAGCCAAGGGGGCGTGGCGCGCCATCACCAATGAGACCTACGGCAGCGTCAAGGCCGCGGACTGGGTCGCGCCGGCGCCCGCCGGCGGCCCGGCCGCCGAAGACCTGGCCGCGACGATCGCTGAATGCGAAGCTGACATTGCCGAGGCCAGCGTATCCGCCGGCGACCTGCAGCGCCAACTGGGCGAGATCGACGCCGCCGCGCGCCAGCGCGCACACCGCGATCGCCAGATCTCGGATCTGTCGGTCAAGGCGGACCAGCTGCCCAAGGCCCAGGAATCCGTTGCCCGCGCGCAGGCCGAGATCGATGCCTTTCTGCCCAAGGTGGAAGCGCTGCGCGCCGCTGCCGGCGGCAAGGTGGCGGGCTTGCCCTGCAGCTGCCCCGAGTGCGGCGCCATGCTGCTCTTCCTGGCCGGCCAGCTGGCCAAGTACGAGCCGACCCAGGCCGACCCGGAAGCGGCCGCCCGGCTGCCCGAGTACGAGCGCAGCCTGAAGGTGCTGGAAAACGCCCTCAAGAGCCGCACCGCCGAGCGTGACGCGGCCGACGCCGCAGCCAAGCAGCTCGAGCTGCTGCGCAAGGACGCCGCAGCAGGCGCGGCCGGCGAAGACGGCGACCTGCGCGCCAAGATCGAGAACGAGCTGGCGATCCTGCAAACCGCTATCGGCAAGGTCGGCGAAGAACTGGAAGCCGCGCGCGCGGCGCGCCGGGCCATCGCCCAGGCCGCCGAGCTGACCGCCAAGGCCGCCGAGCACCACGCCGACGTGGTCGCGTGGGACGCGCTGGCCGAGGCGTTCGGACCCAGCGGCATCCCGGCTGAGCTGCTGTCCGAGGCCCTGGACCCCATCAACGAGCGCCTGGCCGCCGCGGCTGTCGAGTCCGAATGGATGCGCATCGGCATCGGCGCCGACATGGCGATCACCGGCGACGGTGGCCGGCCCTATGCCCTGTTCTCCGAGTCGGAGAAGTGGCGGGCCGACGCGCTGCTGGCCGAAGCAATCTCGCGCCTCACTGGCATGCGCCTGCTGATGCTGGATCGGGCGGACGTGCTGATCGGAACCGAGCGCGACCGGCTCTTCTGGTGGCTGGATGACCTGGCGGCGGCCGGCGAGATCGACACCGCGCTGATCTTCATGAGCCTCAAGGCGCCTCCCGGGCAGCTGCCTGAGTCCATCACCGCCTACTGGATCGAGGACCACCAGGTCGGAAGCATCAGGGAGGCCGCGTGATGCAAGGCACCGCGACCAACAGCATGGGGGGCATTCCTGTGACTACCGAAACCCAACGCCGGATCATCCGGCTGCCCGAGGTCTGCGAGCGCGTGGGCCTCGGCAAGACGGCCATCTACGGCCGCATCAAGGAACACACGTTCCCCTCGCCGATCAAGCTGGGCCGCGCCAGCTGGTGGATCGAGGAAGAGGTCCAGAAGTGGGTGGACGAGCAGATCATCGCGACGCGCGGGGGCCACTGATGCGCGCCCTCTCCGTTGTGGGATCCGTGGCCGCCCCGGCGCGCGACGCGGCCGCGCTGGCGAGCGAGAACGCCGAGTTGCTTCAGCAGCTGGCGATCAGCCGCGAGGCGCACGCCATCATGACGCTGCAGCTGGCCCAGCTCGAAAAGCTGGCGCACGAGCTCAAGCGCGCCGCGGCGAAGCATCCGCACCAACCGCTGTCACGCTGGGTGAAGTTTGGGCCGATGGCGGCGCTTCTGGCATCGATCAAGGATCAGTGAAGGAGCAACGATGAGCGCACTCGCCCACGGTGGCAGCGATACAGGCTCGAACCTGATTGACTGGCATCTCGAATACGCAGAAGACGGCGTGCCCCCTGTGCCAGGATCGAATCATCGGGAGGGCCACCGCCGGGGTCATTCTCGGCAACGGCGCAGTGCGCGCATGACATTCCGTCGAGTGCTAGACAGGCTCTGCGCGAGCCGTCAGCGCATCAGGCAATGCCAACAAGACCTGCATGAGGTCTGCCGCCTGACGCTCCAAGACCGATCGCAATCGAATGTTCTCGGCATAGGCTTGCCCATATTGTTGATGTGTTTCCCGGAAAACAGCATCAATGGCAGCTCTATCAGCAGCAGCCCTCGGCGCATCAAGGGCTTCACTCCGGCCAATCGCCCAAAGGATAAGCTCCCGGCAGTTTCCCACGTATTCGTTCATCGCATCTGTCAACGATGGAAAGTAGAGAACTGCAAGGGCTTTCAACGAATCGAGCTCGCCAGTGCCGATCTCCGCATGCTTTCCACCCGAGATGGTTTTGATGTAGACCCGAAGAGCGTCATCGTTCTCGGCGATGTGCCGGAAGAGCTCTTCCAACTTGGAGCGCAGGATGGAATTCACCTCCCTCGTCTTCCATTCTGCATGGCCGACCTCTCCGCTTAACGTCCTCGGTGAGGCGAGTTGTCTCTTCGACCTGTCGCTTCAATTCGTCGAAATCATCCCTCGTCGCGAGATTCTCGGCCCGCTTTCTCACGTAGGAAGCGAAGAAGGTTGCGATGAAGCAAACCAACCCAAGGACTACCCAGTAAAGCCAGCTGCCGGCAATCGCTTGGGATGCGACAGCTGTGGCGAAAGTCTGCGCAGAACCGTCCATGTCACGTCTCTCCACTCCGTATCTGGGGAGGCATCCTAGCATGCTGACCAACCACTGCTACCAAGGCGACTGCCGTGACGTCATGCGCAACCTGATTGCCGCCGGCGTGCGCGTGCAGTGCATCGTCACCAGCCCGCCATACTGGGGTCTGCGCGACTATGGCGTCGACGGCCAGCTGGGGCTGGAGCCGACTCTTCGCGAGTTCCTCACCAACATGGTTGAGGTGTTCGAACTGTGCCGCGAGCTGCTCGCCGACGACGGCACGCTGTGGCTAAACATGGGCGATGGATATATAGCCTCGCGCGCCGACGGCATCAAGCCGAAGGAATTGACTGGGCAGCCATGGCGCCTTGCGTTCGCCCTGCAGGATTCGGGCTGGTATTTGCGGCAGGGCATCATCTGGAACAAGCCCAACCCGATGCCGGAGAGCGTGCGCGATCGCTGTACGAAAGCACACGAAGACCTGTTCCTGCTTACGAAGAGCGAGAAGTACTTCTACGACTTCGACGCCATGCAGGAGCCTGTCACCGGCGGCGCTCATGCACGCGGGGCCGGCGTGAACCCGAAGGCAGCGCCCAGCGGCTGGGACACCTCGCCTGGTGGCCACAGGGAATTGAAAGGCCGCTACTCCGGCACCGGTGTCGGCTTCGGCCGCGGCTACGACAAGGCGGTGAAGCCGCGCGTAAAGCAGAACGCATCGTTCAGCGCCGCCGTGACAGAGCCGGTAGGGACGCGCAACCGCCGCAGCGTCTGGACCATCCCGACGCAGTCGTTCGATGGCGCCCACTTCGCCACCTTCCCCGAGACGCTAGTCGAGCCCTGCATCCTGGCGGGATCTCGAGCAGGCGACATCGTCTTCGATCCGTTCATGGGCTCCGGCACGGTGGCCAGTGTCGCGCAGCGGCTCGGCCGCCGCTGGCTCGGCGCCGAGCTCAACCCCGAATACATTGCGCTGCAGGCCGAGAGAACTCGGCAGCCTGGGCTGGTGCTGGAGACCTCAGCATGACTTCAGGCAAATGCGCCTCGCTCGATGACGCCCTTTGTGATTTCTTTCCCATAGCGGATTCCGTCCTCAAGCGTGACGGCGCCATTGATCCTTGCGAGGTAACGGAGTTCGTGAAACACATCCTCACCCGTCTCGGTTCTGACAATGAGGATGTCAATCTTCACGCGCGACTCGTCGGCATTTTTTTCGTCGAAGGCCGTCTTCAGGGTCACCGTGAATTCGTTGTGCTCGTAGGTCTCTTTCATCATTGGTCTCCTGTTTGCGAGGAAATCCTAGCATGACGACAAGCCTGAAGCGCCTGAGCGCCGCCGAAGCGCGCGAGATCGCCGGCCCGACACCTGTCGAACGCGTCGACGCAGCCTTGGACAAGATTCGCGCGGCCGCCGAGAACAAGAAGCGCACGGTGGCACTGCATGACGATTTCTGGGTCAACGGTGGCTACGGCAGCGACCGTAGCACCCTCCTGGCCAAGCAATACGACGAGGCCGTGAAACAGCTCAAGGAACTCGGCTACAAGGTGTCGTTTTTCTATGAAGAGCGGCAGTTCGTGGACATGTACACCGTTGTCGAATGGTAAATCGCGACAGGCTGGTCAGTCGTCACTCTTCTCGTCTGGCAACGGCGGAAGGAAGCTGAGCATGTCGAGCAGCATCTCCTCCTCGATCCGCGCGAACTCGTCCGTGCCGATCTCGCAGTCCTCAAGGTTCTTCTTTCCCTGGGCCTTGCGGAGAGCGCGGACAGAGTCTTCAAAAGCGCGGGCCTCTTCCCAGATGGGATGGTCCTTAGGGAATTGTGGGAGTGGTTTGAACGTCATGAGCAGGTTGACGGCAAGACCACCTGAAAATTGAGAGCCCAAAAGTGAAAGAACGCCCCATCCTCTTCAGCGGCGCCATGGTGCGCGCCATCCTCTTCAGCGGCGCCATGGTGCGCGCCATCCTCTTCAGCGGCGCCATGGTGCGCGCCATCCTGGACGGCCGGAAGACGCAGACGCGGCGGATCATGAAGCCGCAGCCAGTAATCGATGGAACTTGGCACAGCCTTCCGAACTACGGCGCAAGCTCTGAGCGAGCATTCTGCGACGGTGCACCGTAA